TTTGATGATTTCCATTTTGGATTGCCATGTATGCTGCGTGTTCTGAATCAAATTCACTATTAAAATACGCATAGAAAGTGGCATGGGGGCTACTTGTATTCCATGCCATATTATCTACATTCCCTCTATTATTAGTAGAAGTTATGATAGGCCAAACAGTTTCACCAGTAGTTGCATTATTGGATAAGAAAAAGCCACTTCCTGACGCACTAGGCGTTGCGTTTTCAAGTTTTTGAATTTCATTAAGTAGATAAATATCCATTAAATGCTTCCTTTAAGTAGCAACAATTTGAGTAATATTGCCGTTACTGTCTACAGATACAGTATGGTTTTTAGTTTGAGTAATTCCACCAATATCTACCTGTTCCACAAAACTTTGTATATACCCACTAGAGTCATAGGCTATGTTATATATTGTCTTACCATTGCCTTTAATTTTAGTTAATCTTCCATCTGAATTGTACACAATATCTGCAGCCGGAACTGTTCCTGTAAATAGAGTAGTATCTACATCAGTTTTTGTGTAGGATGTACCTGTTCCTATGTAGTTAGCTAAGTTAGTTTGTAAATTTGCAAAGTTAGTTTCAAACCTACCTTCAAAGTTTGTTTGCTCTTCAGCCACTTGAGAATTAAACAAGGCTGAATCCCCAGTAACACTATCCCAAGAAGCATTAGTATAGGTAGTAATATCATTTAACTCAGTATTCATATGAGTTTTAAAGGCAGTAGCAATGGACTCTACTTTAGTAGGTATTTCCCTTGCAAGAGAGTTAGCAAATATAGTGGTAGAAGTTGTAAAGCTATCTACAGCATGGTTTGTCAGAGATACTCCTGAAATCCGTATTACTGCATTACCTGCCATATTATTATGATTACCACAATAGTAATACATAGTAGCTGCAGCCGTTGAAGGTACAACCCAAGTAACAGTAGCACCTGAAGTACCTGCAGTTCCAGATACAGTAACCCCAGTAGTATATTCAGCACCACTATTATGAGTGCCATGCTGAGTAGTACTAAATTTTAAAGGGTGACCTGAGTTACTACTATCAGAAACATCAAATACGTATGTGTTTCCCTTTATAAAAAATTGATTAGGCGTTTTTGCGCCATTAAATTTGAAGCGATTACCTTCTGTATACGCTCCTACAGTTACAGTTATGTTTACAGTAGCCATTCAAAAACCTCCTTTATGGTGATGAAGCTGCGTAAAAAGTTTCTAGAACTACATCTCCGAATGACTCCAAGGTGCGTTCACCTACAACCACATCTGCATTTATATTCAAATTGTGGCTATCCTTGTTTAGTAGTTGAAAACGAAGTTCACTTCCTAGAGGTATACCAGACCCATAGCTAATTGCTCTAGCTACGTACATCATATCATCATCTGCTAGGGAGCCTTGCATTACCGTTCTTGCTGCGCCTACTAATTTTTCTACAAAAGCATCATATCCTGCTGCTTTTTCATAATGTGCTAATAATTCTAATGTTTTAACTGCTACAATTAATTCTCTAACTGTAGGAGTATCTAAAAGAGTAGATAACTTGGCTATGGCCTCATCAGCCGCCGCTTGTCTACCAACATAGGTTGCTAAAGTAGTGGGCATTAAATTAGAACTCCTATTAATCTTTGGTCTACACTATCCAAGGCATTACCAATTAGTCCAACTTTGGAAGTTGCCGTTGCTGCGGCTAAAGCTGCGTTTGCTGCTGCTCCTGCAGCGTTATTTTCAGACCCTAATGCTGAAGTAGCACTTGCTGATGCCTTTGCTGCATAATGAAGGGCTGAAAAACCAGTTACATTAGTAGACGTAGTAAATTGACTATCTTCTGGGTTTATAGCAAATAGTTGGGAATCTGCCCTAAAAGCCTCAACGCTGTTAACTCCTAAATTTAATTGATCTAATACGTATTGTTTATTAGCCCCATCAGTACCTACACTTGGAGTAGCTACATTAGATACTATAGAGTTATTAGCGTGTAAAGTACCTGTGATTGTTCCTGAAGCAGTAACATTATTAAAGGTAGATGTTCCAGAAGAAGCTAGATCACCTGTACTTATAGTACCACCTGTAATAGTACCACTAGAAGTAATTCCCCCAGAAGCAGTAATATTATTAAAACTAGATGTACCACCAGAAGTAATATTACCTGTTACATCCCCAGTAATATTTCCAGTGACACTACCAGTAATAGAGCCAGTAAATGAGGCATCTGTACCGTCTGTTCCATTTTGAAAAACAACTGTTCCATTAGGTGATTTTATGTCACCAGTTAAATCTCCTGCAACATTACCAGTTACGTTACCAGTTACATTTCCTGCAAAGGTAGTAGCATTAGCAGTACCTTCTAAATGTAAGTCTTTAAATTTAACTGTACTTGTGCCTAAGTCAGAAACATTAGTAGTAGCCGGAACTATGTGGTTGGAAGTACTATATAGGTTTACTTGTACCCATAATGCAGCATTAGTTGTAGCAGATAAACATATAAAAAGAGTATTAGTTGAGGTATTTAACCAGAGAGAACCTTTGGCATAGTTTTGACTAGCATCACTGGTAATGACAGGATTACTAGTAGCATCTGTTTTGTGGATACCTGCAAAGCCACCATTAGCAAGTGGGAGTATGTTAGATATTGAGGTAGTTAAGTTTATTTTAGGCCCTGCACCTGAAGAAGTACCATCGTGGGTATGGCCCCCTGTGGCTGCAAAAGCTGTTTGTATTTGATCAAATTCTGCATTAATAGGTGGGGCAGTAATATTACTACCATTGATAATACTGGCTATGGATTGTCTAGTATAACCTGCCATTATCTTCTCCCTGCCAAACTAAATTCAAATACCAAGCCTTGAATGCTAAATGGTTCAGAGGTTCCATTTGTTACAAAAGTTGCGCTCACTGCAAACCCACTTCCCTGTACGTCTGTCTGCATAATAGGTTTAGAGTTACCCCCATACAAAACATTTGCTGCACCATAATCAATATTCAAACCTGCGTATTTAGTTTGTCCACCCTTACTTTCTTGAGAGTAAGTTGTTGGAGTTAAGGTAGAATTATCTCCCCAATCATAAGTAAGGGTAAGGAATAATTCTACTGGGCCTTCAGCCCTCATAAACGTATTAAGTTTTCTAACTACTTTTCTTTGTTCTGTATCACCAAAGTCTAGAAAGGGAGTTTCATATACACTTAGGATATTTTCTCCTGCAAAACTAGTTCCTCTTTCTTGTCGATACACCTTACCATCAAAATCACCGTGTATAACGTGTTCCTGTGTTCCTATATAATCACTTGTTACACAAGAAGCCCTTATTCCTACCATCTCTCCGTAGGACCATTTTATTGCCCCATCTTTATCATACAAACCGCCTACAATTCCAAAACTATCAGTTCGTGTAATATTAGGGTCACCAACAAAAAACCGTACTTGAGATTTACTACGGATAACACAAGCGTCAATATTATCACTAGTTTGTCGTTTAATAAGATTCGTAATTAAAACTTGTATTGATTTACTTACGGACTCTAATTCTACATCTCCTATTCGGCTTGTTCCGGCTACAGGCCTAAACCCATCTGGTGCTAAAAATAATAAGTCTCCACCAATTTCAACTACGCTATCTCTAGCTATACATCCGACATTTTTAGTTACGTCTTCAGTATCGTATAAACTTTCACCTTGTTCAGTCTTTTGTATACCGTTAGCCCCAAATATATAGAGGTTATTTCTAAACGGTTTTATCTGCACAACTTTAAAAGGAACTTCAAATTGTTGAGCAAGATTTTTAGATGATTGCCCTGATGCTACAGAAGCTGCAGTAGTAGCAAAATCTGAAGGGTCTTTAGCTACCGAAACCGCTACCTTGGTAGGGAATGCTTCATCTCCTGAAAACCATAAGGCATTGTTAAAAAATTCTACTAAACTAGGTGCATCTATTGCCTGTGCGCCACCAGATTGTGCAAAAGATTGTCCTGTAGAAGATGGATTTATAAAAGTCCAATTTAATCCATCAAATAGTATTCCGTTGTTTACTCCATCTGCAAAAGCTATAAAACTTTGTTGCCCTAAATTAAAAGTTGCTGCCCTGACTTTATCTACTGACCTACTACTAACCGTGTGATTTAAAGTAAGACCTGTAGTTAAAAGCTGCCATCCTACTAAATCTAAAAATTTATAAAATGAGTAGGTA